GGGTCTTTATTAGTCACCTCAGGGGCTAACCCCTAGTCATGTCAGGCGATTTTCACCGCACTCTGTTATTTGATTATTTCATTGACATAACTATTGCGTTTACAAGAGCGTGTTTTTGTTTTGTAGATAGGTTGTCTACATTCTTGAGAATGAGGTTAAATGCAGCATCAACGCCTTGTGGTTTCATTGCTTCTTTAATTACATCCATTTCCATTCTAATTTTTGATATTTCATTCATTATCTGCTCTTTTGCTTCAGACCCCATATCTATTATGTTTGTTTTCTTTGGAATGAATTCTGTATCTGGTACATCATATTCGTTCTCAGATTCACTTTCTTGTTTTTCAACTTCATCTGCCCAGTTTCTAATTGTTCGCTTACACTTGTTGTCATTTGATTCGCTAGCATTAAGTTCACGCTGTAGCCTTTCATATGCTTCAGCGTAATTACTTGATGAATGACTTGATGATTCTTCAGAATAGACTGAACCACGTTCAGACTTTTCTTCATGTGTTACTACTGTTTCATTATCTTTGACAACCATTTTCTTCGATTTCGTTTTTTCTTGTTTCTTCTTATCTTTCTTTATTTTGAAATCAAATTCAGAGACTTCAGCCATGCTAGGGCAAGAGGCTGCCACTCAGTGTTTCCAGCCACCAAGCGACACTTTAATATTCC